TCAGGCGGTTTTGTTGTGGGGCATGTATGGGGTATTCCTGCCAAATCCGGCGTTCATGATAGTCATCTGATCCAGATTGTTCTCCTTCATCCACTTTCCATATACCGTGTAAATCATCTGCGCAGAAACGTGACCCATCTGGTTGGCTATGAAGCTTGGGTTGGCACCAGCGCTCAATGCCCAACACGCATATGTATGTCTCGTCTCGTAAGCTTTCCTGTGTCTGACACCCGCCTTCCTTAAAATAATCGCCCATGCTTTGTTAAGAGATCCGTTTACGTACCAATGCGTGACTTTTCCATTTTTGGCAGTCAGGTGCGGTGAAAAAATGAATGTGCACAAGTCCTTTCTGGTTTCACCGTTTTGCCTGAGGTTGATTTTCACCTCGTGCTGAATTCCCATTCTGGTATGTGGCATCTGATTTTTCAGCGCCTCTATCGCGGGTTGTGTCAGATGAATTGTTCTTACTCCAGCCTCAGTCTTAGGCGGCGCGAAGTGATTGGCCAAAGCCTCTCCCCGAGTAACCTTCACGGTCCAGTTTACAGTGTCAACATCCTCCCATGCTAAAGCGTTGAGTTCTCCATGCCTAAGGCCCGTGTTCACAGCGAAGCAGATCATGTTCCTCATCTGCTCTGTCGGACAGCAGTTGAGTATCCGCTGGTACTCTTCTTTTGTAAGTGGGTCCGGATCTGGTCGTGATTGTTTTAAAGGCGAGATTCCCTGGAACGGATTTTTCTCCAGATATCCATTGCATAACCCGAAGTCGAACATGCTGTAGAGACGGAGCATGTATCCATTTACGGTTGTTGCCTTCCTTCCAGCCTTAGGGGTGTGCGTCCGCCCTCTCGGTCTTTGCCACCCCTCCATCAATTGCTTTCTGGCAACCAGAATATCTTCCTGCGTAACACTGTTCGCCAGCCTCTCTCCATCAATAACCTCAAACACGCTCCTGAATGATGCCCTGTAATTTGAAATGGCGTTGACTGAAAGTTCCATCTCCTTGAGTTCCATCCATTTCGTGGACAGCTCGTTTAAGGTGACTGGCTTACGGTTTCCTCCAAATTTGAAAACGTTACGCGAATCAGGGAATTGCTTGCTGTAATCGAAATTTCCTGTTTTGATTGCATAGCACACCGTTGTGCGCAATTCTCCTGCCATTTTCCTGTTCCGGGGTGTATCCGGCACCCCGAGACTTTCTCTTACTCTTTTACCCTGGTAAATGAACCAGATGCGCAGGAACCCTCCATGGTTCTCTACACCAGTTGGATAGCTTGCCATTCACTTTCCTCGGTTGTTGATGGATGCGCCATTTAAGCAGAAATCCGCCGGCGGATCGCCGGTCGCTGCTTCTCAATCCAGTGATTAATTTCTGGCAGGCAATACATGATGGTGCTGTTTTCCTTCGGAGAAAGGTCTGGCGATACGTGCTTATACTCCCTTCCTTCCATCCAGGTGGAGCGGCGGGCATGCTGAATCATGTGCTTAGTCATGCCAGTCACAGTGGTAAGAACTGATTCTGAAACCCACTTATTGGGAGCCAGTTGCACAACGTTTTCCATCTCTACTCCTTTGGCGGCCATCGCCACGCAATAATCAGGGCAATAAAAAAGGCGAACCACAGTGTGATATCGCCTGGTGACAGGGTGGGCAGGGTGTTCATCAGAACTGCTTGCCGTTAGGCTGGCTGCGGTTTTCTTTTTTATGGTCGGCGCGCTGGCGGTTCTTAAGTGCTATCTCAACGTTGAGTAATTCCAGTTCTGCTGCTGCGTCGATTTCGTCACACATTTGCGCTCTCCTTAAATGCCTGTTCACACTGCAAAGCCACGCGGTTGATGTGCTGCTCCATAGTCTGCAGCGTCTGCACATCAGACAGCTGAACATCGAGGTGAATCAGTGCAGAGATAGCCTGGCTGAGCTTTGGGTAATAGCCGACAAGCGACAGGTATTCGCTGCCTGCATTTTTGCCTTCCTTGACCGTTTTCTTCTCCTGAATGATGTACTGATACTGGTCAGCGGTCAGAACGTATTTCTCGCCGATATCGATTTGCATGGGATTCTCCAGACGTAAAAAAACCGCTTTCGCGGCTATCGGTAAACAGGTGAGCACTCAAGCTGCGCCATTGGCCGGCGCTGCAGTATTCGCTCTTTGATGGATTCGCAGGCTTCCTTTGTCTCCCACATGCGCTCAGAGACGGGAAAGCCTGATGAGAGGATGAGTACGAAGCCGATTAGCATGGTGACTCCGGTGCTGCGGCAACCATAGCTACATAACAAAGCTTTGCCTTGTGCGCGGACTGCTGACATCCACTCATCGCTTCGTATGCCTCCCACTCTTCGTCGGTGCTAAAAGATTCGTCAGGCTCGGACTCAAATCCAGCAATCACCATTCTCTCTGTCGGCTCAATAGGTACGATTTTCCAACCAGCCGGGATAGGAGTTGAGGTAAAAAGTGGGGTGTCATCACTGAATCTCTGCGCATTAAATAACCCCACCTCGACGGCGCTGTGCTGCTTTAGTCTACTCAATATCGCGAACTCCCCCGAGGAAATCCACGCAACTGGTTTCGCCTTACGCAGCGCCAGCAGCTCCTTTGCCATTGCCTCAGCCTCCCCAAGCGAAACAAAGGTGTCGTATTTGGAAATCATCTCCAGCCGCTCGTTGCTGATTTCATTGCTCATTACTGGCCTCCGGTGGTGGTGGGAGTGGCATCCAGTGGGTTACTTTGTATGGCCTTCCTTTTCCTCGAGTATCGAACCAAGCCCCAAGAAATCGACCATCACCTTCGTATTTCCCGTTTTCGATATTGAACTTTTCGCATACAGGAATTCTTATAAGAACCTCTTGACCCTCCTCCGGGTACCGCTCGCTGCACTTAATCCACCCATCCGGCGATACACTCTGCCCGCTAAGCATCTTTCTGGCTGTTTGCATAACCTCCATAAAAATCTGGTCGTCTTCATCCAGCCCAAATGGCATGTCATCGCACAAGGTTTCCAGCTCAGATAGCCGCGGTTTAATCCATTGGAGCAGTTGCTTCTGCCGGTCCTCCGTCATAGCCGGGAAATTATTCATGGCTGCCATTCTCCACGCGCTTAAACTCAATGACCCACACCCACGGGTTAGCCTGCCAGCTGTCAGCGCCGTAGATGGATTCCCACAAAGTAGCGAAGCTGTTGATATGTGATGCTCGATACGCCCCATGCTCACCCAGCGACGTCCACTGCTCTTCTGGTACGCCTTTGCCAGCAAACCAAACCGCAGAGCCAACACCTTCGGCGGCTGCATCATCTTCACTAATACTGTTCAACCGCTCCACACGAACGCCGGTAATCTCCAGCGTTATGCGGGAAGCCCAGCGCGGCATATGGATGGATGGCGTCCATTTGAGACCGTAATCCTTTCTGACCATGTCGCCATATGAGCCAGTAGGAGTATCCGCGCGGTATGCGAAGCCTTCAAACTGGCCGGTAGTTGATTCAATGCCGGTGCCTTTGAGATTCATAAACGTCTCACGCACCCACAGGCGATCACCTACTGCACCGAACGGGCAATTCCGGTAATCACCTGCGGAGACTTCGGCTGCCAACTCGTTACCAGATAACTCACAACCAAAATTCTTATCGCGGAAAGGAAATTTAACGGCGCGGCGCGTCTGCGTCTTGCTGCCATCCAGAACTGCACGAACCATTTCGGCGTTGAAAATCACCCCGCGTTCAGTCATGGCTGGCTTCCTCATGCTCGTATGCAACATAGCCAAGCCAAAGAATGGCGTTAATAGCATTCCAAAATTCTTCTGTTGTGCTTAAACCTGATGCGCCACCTTCAATGAAGCCACGCTTACGCCACTCGCTCAGGATTTCGCGCTCGAGTGAATTGATACGGTTAGGGTCAATGACCTGACCATTCATCAGGCAATGTTGCGCATAAGGCATAAGGCGGAGTTCAGCTTGGGTAATTTCCTTACCGAGCAACTCTGATGCCAGTGCTTTAATTTTTTCTGTTAACTGACCACGCTTAGCCATCACACACCATCCTTACCGGCGCGGAGCCAAATACAAACTGCGCCGTCTTCTGTGTCATGGATTGAGCCAACGAACCAGCCTTCGCCATCTGGAGCTTTGGGTTGCCAGGTTGATAAGTCATAACCATCGACGTTAGGTTCTAACTCCTCTTCATCGCGATACTCAACACGCCAATGCAAGCCGTGCTCAGACACCCACTGTTCCCATTCGGCATTGGGAATAAATTCACGTCCATCACAAAACGTCAGATAATCAGGGTGAGACCAATAGCCATGCTGATTACGTTCCACAGGCAAAGCACTGATAGTTTTTTGACACCATCCTTACCAGCATTGCCGGAGCGGAGCTCGTAAATCTTGCACTCAAGAGAGTGAATTGCGAATGGACTTGCGTCGAGAGCCTTGAGGTTATTAATAGCAATTTGCACACCATCCGCTCGCAGCGCGTTATGATCAGCAAGATTCAACTCTGCTGCTTCAGCGCGCTCTTTCCAGTCGAGCATTTCATGCAGTAGAGGGCTGTTTTCGCACCCTTGCTCGAGCAAGATTTTCTTCTGCTCCAGCTCTGCGAGTTTGCTCACCAGTTCCATCACTCCCGCCTGCACCGTATCAGCTTCAATCCCTGCTGATTTAAGCGCTTCCTGTGCGTTGGTGAGGGAGTTAGTGCTGGCGGTGAGTTGCTGCTGGAGTGCGGTATAGTCTTCGAGGCGCACATAGATTCCATCACTGCTTTCTTCACAGTATGCGTATGGCTTGTATGGTTTATCGTTTATGACTGCTTTATATCGCTTCACTTCGCTCATATATGAATCCCCTTATTCAATGCCGACCGGGTAAATGCCGGCGTCATTCCTGAATCACGGCACCAAAACGGCCGCGACGTTCTGTTGTGTAATCGCGCCATTCATCAACCGGTCTGGTGACGATGATTCGCGGTAGCGGCGGCATCTTCGACGTTTCCATTGCTATGCGTCGGAGCCGGTCAATTTCCTTCAGCTCTGCCTTCCTTGCTGGCGTGAGCAGGCGAGGGTGATCCTTTCCCTCTTTGTGTGCTGCTAAGGCCGCCATGACGCCACTCAGCACTTCCTGCTTCCTTCTGGCTGTCTCCGCATCGGCTGCGTTCAGGCGTGCGAAAGGCGCCGGATTTACCGGTGATGTCATAGTGGTGGCCTTATTGGGGTGTTAAATCAGAAGGGAATATCGTCGTCAAAGTCCATTGGCGGCTCGTTATTCTCCTGTGGAGTAGATTGCCCAGCCGGGCGCTGCTGCTGAGATTGCTGCGATCGGTTTCCCGTGCCACCTTCCTGCTTGCCGCCTAACATCTGCATTACGCCGCCCACGTTCACCACCACTTCGGTGGTGTATTTGTCCTGACCGCTCTGGTCCTGCCATTTACGGGTGCGAAGCTTTCCTTCAATGTAGACCTGCGAACCTTTACGCAGATATTCGCCGGCGACTTCGGCCAGTTTGCCGAACAGCACGACGCGGTGCCATTCAGTGATTTCCTTGTTCTCGCCAGTCTGCTTGTCCTTCCATGATTCAGAGGTTGCCAGAGTGATGCTGGCAACAGCGCCACCGTTTGGCATGTAGCGAACCTCAGGGTCTTGCCCGAGGTTGCCCACTAAAATTACTTTGTTGATGCCTCTGCTGCTCATTTATGCCGCCTTATTGAGTTCTTTTGCGCGTATCTGGTAAACCTCTACGCATTTCTTTTGGTCATCCGGTGATGAGGCGAGGGCGTTCCATGCTGCCTTGTACAATCCCTTAATCGTCTCCAGATCGCTTTCCTGTGACACCATTTCCGTGAATTCACGTAGAATGTCATCTGGTGTCCTGGCTGGCGCTTCTGGTTCTGAATTAGCTGATTGACCTCCTTGTTCCGTGACCGGTGGCAGCGCCCATGCTGGTAGTTGAGGCGGGATCCACCAGAACGTAGTGCCATCCTTGAGCTTCGCCCTGTTCCAGTCATTGCGTTTCTGGTCGCTGGTTTGCGCGAAACCTTCTTCAAGGTTGTAGAGGTATCGACCAATGCCCCACTGCACGGCAGCGCGCTTCATTGCCCCTGACATTCCTCCCTTAACTGCTTCAACCTGCGTGTTTTCGGCCGCATCCCACTTTGTAATCCATTCGCCATCGACTTTGATGGATATGCCGCACATCACACCGCCCGCCGGTGCCGGCTGGTACTCGTTACGCCAGTTAGCTTTGCCACAAACATCATCCAGGCGGGCCATGATTGCTCGGTTAGTGACGTAAGCCAGAACCATGGCGTATAGCTTTCCAGATCCCGACTTGCCTGATTGCTGTATGCGCCACTCTATGTCTTGCGGAGCAAAAGGCTCATCGAGTTTATTGAGATCCATTTATGCCTCCATCTTCGCTGCTTGCTGCTCCGTGCGGAAATCAGCAATCGCATCCTTTGCGGCTTGCTCGTATGTCATAGGGTCAGCCAGTTCGCCCAGCATTCCCTGTATAAAATCATTCCAAATCTCGTTGTCTTCATGCTGCATTTGCTTTCACCTTTGCGTTCCAGTCATCGTCTTGGCAGTCATGCCATCCAAGAGAGATTGTGCTCGCCCATTCGTATGCCGATTTCATCCCGGCCTCAGTGTCAGGGAATGACTCTTCATACAGCTTGTTCAATAGCAGGCAACCCTGCTGAACCAGCAAGGTGCCGTTTACCGGGATAATGGTCATAATGGGTCGCCTTTCTCGTTAAGTGTTCTGGCAATGCGGAGCAGAAGCTCGATGAGTGGACTGCGTTTTGGTTCTTCAGATTCAGAGCAGCCAGCAACGGGCCACCCTGCAACGGCGTACGGTTGCATGGCTATTCCTTGGTGTTGGTTAAATTGGTGAAATCAGTAGTTGATAGTGATGGCGCTAATGGTGCCTTTGGCGATCGCAGTTATTACCGCAATGGCTTGCTCTTCGGTCAGCCCGGCATTGGCAATCAGATTGGCTTTGGCCTGATTGTTGATGGTTTTGCGATGCTTCACGTCAGCTGCACGCGCTGCGGCTTCGTCGGCAATGCGTTTCTCTTCAGCCAAGCGGGCATCTTCCGCTGCTTTGGCCTTGCGCTGCTCTTCAGCGATGGCTGCCTTCTTTTCGCGTTCAGCCTGCTCGCGCGCTTCCTGCGCCAGTTTTGCGGTGCGCTCCTGCGCTTCCTTGACTTCGTGTTCTGCACGTTCCTGTGCGGCGATACGGTCACGCTCGGCTTGCTCTGCTTTGGCCTTCAACTCTGCTTCGCGGCGTTCGGCTGCTTCGCGCTCAACCTGTGCTTTCTGTTCTGCTTCATGGCGGGCAGCTTCAGCGGCTTCCTGCTTCAGCTTCTCTTCGTGATCGCGGCGCGCTTTCTCTTCCGCTTCTTTGCGGAGGCGCTCGAGTTCGGCGGCTTGATCCTCACGCTGTTTGGCGACGATGGCGGCGGCTTCCAGCTTCTGCACCGTGGCATCCTTTGCCACGCCTGCTTCGGTTGCGATTTCCTGCCAGGTGTCATCCAGCGTCACTGCTTTGGCTTCGCTGAGACGGGACTGAATGTCAGTGGACGGAAGGTAGTTCCCGGCATCGTCAATCACATCGGACAGCGCGCGGAGGTTAGCCAGTCGCTGCTGCAATGCCTGCTTGCGCTCGTCTTCAGCCTGCTCCCATTCAGTGAGCGGGCGGCGGGTCTCATCGCGGATGGCATCGCACTCAGACACGAAGCGGCGCAGTTCTGCTTCCACTTCCTTTGGCAATTCCTTCAGGCGCTTAAGGTAATCGCGGCCTGGCTTTTCAATCGCTGTCTTGCTGCGAGATACTTGCGCCGCCAACGATGCAACGCGGGCGCGGCCCTTAGCAGTGCTCAGGTCAGGCACTTCATTCACTGAGCTGCGAATCTCATCGAGATAGGCGTTGAGACCGTTTGGCACATACAACGCTGGTGCCTGCTCTGGCTTGATTTCCAGTACAGCTAAATCCGTTGTTTCACTCATTTCCTTCTCCTGCGGGCAAAAAAATGCCCTCACATGGAGGGCAAATGGATGGTTACTGGCGGGTAAAACTGAAAGAAGCACTCAGGGAATGCCTCTTGCGGCGTTACTCACATTTCTTGTGTTTAACAGGCTGACTCATCCAGTTTTCACGCTCAGAATTTATCTCCTTCATTATTTCCTGCCGGCTTTTTACGAAGCCATCTGAATTGCGATTGAATGGATTTAAAGTCTGATAAAATTTCTTTTTAACCCTGCATGACTTTTTGCAGCACTGGCACTTGCCAGACTTTTCACCAATAATGGATACTTCTTGAAAATTGATATGAGCCATAATTCTCTCCTTTATTTTTGACGCACTCTGAGCATGCAATCAGCAAGCTCATAACTGTTTTCAGCCCATCGCTCCATCATGTCTTCCATTTCTTCAGGGGAAATTTGTGTCAGCCATGCCTGCATAGCTTTTGCTGCCAGATAATCGCGCAGCGTCATGCCTTCATCCTGATATTGCAGGACGTTATTCTGTCCATCGTATTCCCACTGCTGGCGGGGAAATGCCTGACCACCTGTTTCTTTGCTCATTCTCAAACCCTCGCTAATACTCCCATCGCCATAAGCAAGGCAAAGACAGCCCATCCTATCCAGTAGTCGATGTTGCTCATGGCCATGTCTCGGTTAAGTAAAAAAGAAACCCGCTCGGGGCGGGCTATGATTTGACTGCTTTATCGAAATCTTTTCGCGGTACCCACAAGATGATTCCAACCACGCTCCGGGCCTCCATGGCGTCCATCACGTCACAGCACTTGGTGCCGAAAGTGATCTCAGTGAATTTCTGGCGAGACTTATATTCCGCTTCAATCAGGCATTCGTGCAGCATCTGTCTCTTAATGCCGGGCGCATTAAGCATCTGCGCAATTTGTTCTAGGCCTTTACCCATACTCACCTCTTAAATGTCTGCTGCGTCCACGCAGGGACTAATAGCTGCGGGTTAGGCAGCCTTGATGAATGGTGCAAACGCTATTGGCGCATGCTTTGGTTTGAAGTCGCGAATGTCTTTCAGAACTTCGCGGAACTCGCTCAACTTCATGCCTCGGCGTTTTGCTTCGGCCTTTACCAAGTCGTTATCAAGCTTCAGATAAAGATGCTGTGCCTGTGATTTGGCATCATTGAAGGCTGTCTTACGGGCTAATAGCTCATCGTCTTTGCGGCGCTTCTCTGCTGCCAGATGGTTATCCAGTTCCTTATGGAAGTTGCCGCGCTTATCCAGCGGGACATTCAACATGCCGTGGTCAAGTGCCATTGGTTACCTCGCCGTTACGATGTCTTTAGATTTGCGATAGCCAGCTGCAAATTTCGCTACGTCTGGCAAACATGCACTGCCACTCTCATGCTTCTCACGCAGACTAGGCGCTGATGTTGCGCGGGCCACGTTTAAGCTGCATCCGGCGCTCGCTACGGCGATTTTTCTCGCCAGGCGTGCATCGGCATGCTTTTGTTCCTGCTGCGCTGCACGACGTGCTCTGCGGCGATTTCTGGCGTTATCGGAAGCCAGAATTGTGACGACTACTGTCATGGCGTACCTCCGGTAATTGGCTTAGGTGATTGGATGGCCGGTGCTGATCTCCGGCATTCTGGATGGCACTAAACCAGACCTTGTACGGCATTCCGCCGCGTATACCATCTATCACTGCGCATAGCGACTTACGTTGCGATCTCAGTGCGCATCAGCCTGCGCATTCATCCAATCCCAAAGCCAACTTCACTTTGGTTCCCCGCATCTCTGCGGAGACAAACCCCATCAATGTTAAAGAGCGTCGGCGTCCTGCCGGTTGGTGCTGTGCTTCGTGCTGATGGAGTTATAATGTACTTGCAGTTCATAAAAGTAAAGTACCTAAAGTACATATTTAAGATAAAAAAAGTTCACAGAGGTATATATCTATGAACTTAAAGGTAAAATAATTTTATCCGAAACGGCGCAGGTCTATTGATTGGCGGATAAGTACCTTAGCCATAACAAAGAGTTGGTCCTCTTCGCTGTTTTCAATGAACCAGCGTTCATATGCGGGATTGTCGGAGATAACCGCCAGGCGATCTTTGAGCATTTGAAGTCTTTTGACGTGAAGGGCTCGCCCGAAGACAAATACGTAAATGCCATCACCGTCAAAATGGTTGACCGATATGTCCACAAAGATTTCGTCACCGGGATTAATGGTTCCTTCCATGCTGTCGCCGTTCACCGTGACGACTTTAACGCTTTCCTGTGGTCTGCCATTGAACATTGAGCGGGCTTGCTCTGTTGTATATTCAATGGCGCGAATTTTTTCAACAAACTCATTAGATATCATCGTCCCTGGCCCCGCGCTGGCTTGGACATCGAGAACATCAACGCGATACGAGTCTGATGTCCGCTTGTAATGATCAGAGTCTATACCATCGTTATCTGTATATCCATACAGGTATTGTGCGCTTGATCCAAGTAATTTTGCTAACTGTTCCATCATGGCCTGACGAGGCACAGATTCACCATTAAACCATTTACTCACCGCCTTAGGAGTGACTTTCAACCGGGCAGCTATTTCAGCCTGCCTACCATAGGGTCCGATTCCCGCCTTTTCGCAGGCCAGCGCAAGCCTATGCGAGAAACTTTCACGCTCTTTTCCTTGAACCATAAGTTCAAGCATATAATTAGTTGACTGTACTTTCAGTTCCGACATAATATGAACTCCAAGTTCAACCGCAGGAGACACACATGAACTTAATTACGCTGGAAGACGTTATTAAGGGAGTTCGCGTTTCTGTTGTGGCTGATATTTGTGGCCTTACTCCAAAAGCCGTTTACAAGTGGATAGAGCGTGGCTCGCTTCCTCGCACTGAATTCACTGGTGAAACGGACTATGCAGGAAAGATCGCCAAAGCATCTGGCGGCAAGTATTCAGCAGCAGAGATTCGACGCATCAGTAAGCAGCAGATCGCTGCGTAATTAAAATGTACTTTTAGTACCGATTACGCAGAGGCAACACCGCTCTTTAAAAGTCTGAGACCGCTCCCGCCGCAATGCCGGAGCAAACCTAAGTGACTCGCTCACCGCAATGTCACGCAAATATCTAACTAACAATGGAATTTTACGAAATGGAACATGCAACTCAAAGCAAGAACGCCCGCCGCATTGAATCGGCGTTACTGAACAAGCTGGCGTCTATCAGCCAGAAAACCTTCGCTGAAAAGCTGGGTATCGCCGAGTACCAAGTAAGCCGCATGAAGAAAAATTTCTTCCGGCAGATGAGCATGGCAATCGACATTCTTGAATACGGGATTGTTGATGATGACGCAGCTCAGCTGGCTAAAGCAGTGGCGAAAGAAGTGGCCCTAATTTTGGGCAAAGAAAAGCCCCAAAGCAGCGGGAACTGTTTTGAGGCCTGATGCGAAATGACTGGATCAAATCACAGGGGTAATTATATGTCCAAATACACAGTAATTTCAATAAAAGGGGCCGCAGCCCATGGCTAAATCTTCAAAAGATGCATACGGCGCTAGCGGCCAGACAAACTTGCTGATGTTTGTGCCGGAATCACTGCATCTCATCACCGATATATCACATCCACTTTACGATGAACGCATTCACCTTCCACTCGATGAGTCGATGGTGCTGAACATTATGGAATATGGCGTTCTTCAGCCGATCATGGTGTGGAAAGATCCCGAAACGGGACTGACCTGTGTTGTCGCAGGTCGTCAGCGGGTTCGTCATACCCTTGAAGCGAATATCAGATTGCTGGCCGAGGGCAAAGAGCCACTACAGGTTCCTGGCGTCGTTAAACGTGGATCTGCCGTTCGAATGTCTGGTTATCGCGACAGCGAGAACGAGATCCGGCAGGCTGATACGCCTCTTGGCCGGGCCAAGAAAATGTCCGGTCATCTCGACCGCGGGCATGACGAAGAAGACCTTGCGCTGATGTTCGGGTGCACGGTTAAAACCGTCCGTGACACTTTGGCTCTTCTGGAATGTACCCAGGCGGTTCAGCAAGCAGTCGAGTCGGGTGTTATCAATGCCACCACCGCGCGCCAGCTGGCCGACCTCCCTCCCGATGAGCAGCGTGAAAAAGTAGCGCAACTGCAGTTGGCAGGAGAAGGTGCCACTGGGCATGAAAAATCCCGCAGGCAGCGCCAGGTTATGGGCACAGACAAACCACGCATGAAGACTCGCAGAGAAATCACGAAAGCCCTGGCTGAAGCTACCGGCGATTATGCCGCTGCATTGCGCTGGGTGCTGGGTGATACAACAGAACACGGGGAGGCAACATGAGCCTTGCCCTATCAAATGTAACACCAATCAGGCCCGCTCTCAGGGCCGTGGAGCAACGCGTGGCAGACACAGACGATGGATATACTCGTCTGGCAAACGAGCTGTACGAAGAGCTGATAGGGGCCAACCTGACCAGAAATCAGGCGAAGGTTGCGCATGCTGTTTGCCGGAAAACATACGGCTTCAACAAAAAGATGGATCGCATTACTGACAGCCAGATTAGCCAACTCACCAGACTGCCAAGACAGAAGGTGAACAAGGCAAAAAACGAATTAATTCAGATGTGTGTTCTTGTCCGGGAGGGTATGTTAATCGGCCCAAACAAGAACCTCGCTGACTGGAAAATTCCAGAGTGTCACCAAGACGGTGTCACTGTCACCAAATCAGTGACAAAAAGTGTCACCAAAACGGTGACAGAGGTGTCACCAAAACAGGGACACACAAAAGACACTATTACAAAAGACAAGAAAGACATTAAACATACGTCAGAGAATTCTGGCGAATCCTCCGACCTCACCCTGAAGAACCTTCCGCATATTCGGACTGAGGCAGCAACCCATTCACCGAAAGGCGATAAGTGGGGAACTGCGGATGACCTTAAGGCAGCAGAGTGGATATTCAGCAAAGTGCAGATGGTCACCCCGACTGCAAAACAACCCAACTGGGCCGCTTGGGCTAACGACATCCGCCTGATGAGAGGAGCCCTTGAGGCAACGCATCACGATATCTGCGAAACCTTCAAGTGGGCTAACGCCGATCACTTCTGGCAGACCAATATCCTCAGCCCTGCAAAACTCCGCGCCAAGTGGGACACGCTCCGGGCGCAGATGAGTCAGCCGGGGCGAAACCGGCAGACCGTGCCACAGCAACCCGCCAAGCACTGGAACAGCCGCGAATCCTGGGAGAATGAATTCCTATGAGAAATCTCGTATCAGCAGTTCATAAGCGTGATTCTGGCGCTCTGGCTCGCATAGCAGGAGACGGCCCACAGCCGGTTGACCGTGGAGTTCACGAAGACGTGGAAAGGCTGGTAGACGCGCTGTTCTCCAACCTGAAGCAGGTATTCCCGGCATCGGTCAGCACAGCCTGGAAGAACCCGAGCGATGAAGCAGCAGCAAAGCGACAGTGGGTCGCCGCCTTTGCTGAGAACGGCATCCATAACCGGCAGCAGCTTTCGGCCGGCATGCGAGAGGCGCGCGCCAGCGGTTCACCGTTCCTACCATCGCCTGGTGAATTTATCGCATGGTGCAAGAAGGGCGTATCCCTGGCTGCAGGCCTGCCGGATGAAGACTCGCTGTATTCGCTTGTCATGACGTACTGCGCCAAACGCGGTGACTATTCGTCAGCAGAACAATACCCCTGGCAGAGCAACGCCGAATACTGGATGGTCACCGGTCTGTACAGCATGATGCGCGCCAATAACCTCAGCGAGTCAGAGCTGCGTGTTAAGTGCCGTTCAGAGCTTCGCAAAATGTCCCAGCGCATTGAGGCCGGCGAGCAGATCCCCGAGCCACGCAAACAACTGCTCAAACTATCCATCCCATCATCAAGCGAGAAAGCGCAGGAAGGCGTCGCTATGCTTCGCGCGGTCCTGAAGCGGGGGAAATCATGACAGAGTCCATTCGCATCAGATTCGAGCGCCTTTACCGAAGCGTGCACGGCGATAAGCACGATTTACGCCGCACCTATCTAGGCTACCGGGATGAGTCAGTAGACCGCGCATATTTCTTCTGGCTTGAGGGGAGGGAGAGCGCATGAACACCAGGCTCACCAAAAAGCAGTCTCAGCTCATGGGCTACATCCGGAAATTCACCGCTGAGCATGGGATATCACCGACCTACATCGACATGGGTAAGCACTTCAACGTTCACCCAAGCAGCGCGCACCAGATGGTCGAGCTGCTGATTAACAAGGGCTATCTGCGACAGTTGAAGGGCGTTAGCCGCGGGCTGACTCTCACCGACACCGTAGCTGTAGAGCTGCCTGACATCAGCGATGAAGAGTACTGGTACGAAGGCGTATTTAAGCACTCTCTCTACCAGCGCGACGTGGTGGACGCCATCAAATCGGCCGGCATGAAAGTTAAGGAGTCAGCATGACACAGGTTATTCAGCTCTACATCGAAACGCCGTTACTGCGACAGGCCCGCAACATCACCGAATCGATTATCAATCTGGCAAAGGTTGACGGCCTGACGCCTGAGAAATTCCAGTCACATCTTCGCGCCATCGACTTGCTGGCCCGCGAGGCGCACGACCTGATAGTCGATGCTGAATTTGAGCGCGATTCCCGTTCCGAAAAAGGCGGCAAGAACAAGAAGGGTGGTTTCTGAATATGACATTCACACATACGGGCAGGGTCAATACAGGACGATGGCATAGCCGCTCCGTAAAGCTTCGTCAGACAAAAATGTTTTGGATAAGCGAGATCGGAGAAAAATTCAGGAAGAGTTCCGGATACCGTGCGGGCAGTGATGCATGGGATGCAACCAAGCTAGATCTAAACAGTATTCAGGAGATAACCAATGACCAACCTAACCCCCAGTGAAGCCCGACGACTAATCGACAAGCTTCACCACAACCAAACCAAAGAGCACGGCATATCGATACTGGAAGAGAAGTATCTGGCTGCGCTGGAGATTGCGCTGCCGACGCTGGAACATCAGGGTGGGTGGATTAGCTGTAGTGAGCGGATGCCACCAAGCAAGACGGGCGTATTGGTTGGATGCTGGTTCGGGCGCGAGTGGGCAACAAAATGGGCCTCACTCATTCACGGACATCCTGATGCTAGCAATGAGGGCTGGCTTATTCCTGGCGCATCATGGGTACCAACACATTGGCATCCACTACCAGCATCACCGCAGCAGCCCAAAACCGACACTTACCGGCAGATTGAGAATGATGGCTGGATTGAGTGGGGTGGTGGCAATTGTCCGCTACCAATGGGTTGCAAGGTTGAGATACGAACTCGCATCGGTGGTTTGAGAAGAGACCTTCCAGCCCATAGATGGGGATGGGAACACCTTAACGACTTTGACGACATCATCGCCTATCGGGTGATTGAGAATGATGGGAGGGAAGGATGAGTGAGGAGTTAAAGCCGTGCCCGTTTTGTGGTGGGTCAGCATGGCTGGAAAGCAACCGGGATTGGCATCGTATTAAGTGTGACCACAACGGTAACTGCATCCTTGACGAATTTGAGCCTATGTATGCAGGACATGAGCAAGGAAAGGGCTGGATTATTCAAGACTGGAATAAGCGCAGCAAGGAGACCTCATGACAACCCAAACCAACGGCGATGAGCTGGAGCGGCAGCAAAGAGAACTATTCGCTGAAAGCTTCGAGGACCACACCGGCTGGCATCCGGACGACTATCCAAGCCCGGACATTGTCGAAACCAGCTGGGAGATTTGGCGAGACGGATGGGAAGCAGCGTTAAGCAGCAAGCAGGAGGAGCCATGAGCAACGTAATCCCCCTAAGACCTGACCCACTCCGCAATCTCTACGAACTCATCGACAGCATCCACGACACCCAACCAACACCAGAGCAGAAGCGCATCACAGATGAGGCTTTGGCACTGGTGCAGAAGATGATTGAGGCCAGCCATGCAAATCGAGCTAATCAAATCGGCCGGGGGGATATTCACCCCAGCGCTTGATAGTGACATACAACGCCTCACACGGTTCAAAAATGGCGAGCAGTACACCGCCGAAATAAAGCTAACCCGCAACCCCGCATTTCACCGCAAGGCCTTCGCATTCTTCAACTTCTGCTTTCAGCACTGGGCTGCTGACCGGGCAGGGCTTGAACATGCCGATGAAACCACGCAGTTCAACCGGTTCCGTAAAGACCTGACCATTCTGGCAGGCCATTACGACATGGTGACGAACATACGCGGCGAGGTGAGGGCAGAGGCAAAGAGTCTGGCTTACGCAAACATGGAGCAGGAAGAGTTTGAGCGCTGTTTTTCATCACTGATTAACGCCGCCATCAAACACGTATTCGCCGGCACCAAAGACCAAAACATCATCAACCAACTCTATTCATACTTTTAGGAAAAAATTATGCCTAAAAAATACACGCTATGGACGCGGCAGGAAACTGAACTCCTTAGCCACGATTACTCCGACCTACCCAACGACCTGATAGCTGCCATGCTCGGAAAAACCCGACAAGGCATTGAGGGTAAAGCGCGGTCTATGGGCCTGAAGAAGTCCCCTGCGTTCATCAGGCAGATGAGAAACCTGACTATCCAGAAAACAGACGGCAGCATGACCGCAAGGCAAGCCATCGAGGATCATCTGAGCGATGTTCGCCGCGCCACCTCAAATCAGATTCACAGCCATGTAGAGAGCTTAGGGTTCTCACGAAACGCCTCTCAATTGGCGCTGTTGAAGCTTGTCAACGATGGCATCGTGCGCCGTAGTGGGCAACACAAAAGCTTTGAGTGCTGGCTGGCAGAGGATGATCCGGAAGGACTGGTGTTTAACGCAGGCACCTCCGGTAACCGCATATTTGAACAGTGCCGGGCTACGTGTCGGATTCTGCAGGTAGACCGACTTCTGGCGCAGGTGAGAGCTGTATGAACGCATCCATCACCACAATACCCGAGCTTCTTGTACAGACTAGAGGCAATCAATCAGCGGTCGGTCGGATGGTTGGTTTAGATCGGCGAAGCGTTAAGAAATATGCGCGAGATTTTGAAGCCAAATCACACGCAATCATCAATGGCGTGCTGATGGTTTCACAAGGCAACCGCGGAAATCGAAAGGGAAAGTCGGCATGAGCAGACAACGCAAATCACCCACTCAAATCTGCATTGACCATCTCATCTTCCAGCCAACACGCCGCACGCGTTCAAAACGCAAACCCATACCGCCAGCCAGCGAGGTGAAGACTTTTGATTACACCTACGGATTGCTGCGCGCGAAGTGTAATCGCATGAGGAGAACGAGATGACATACATCTTCCTGATTTTCGTTATCACATCCAACACATCTAACCAGCAACTGGTGCCGATGGAGTCCATGCAGCAATGCAACGCGGCCATTCAGGCCCTCCGAAAGGTGCGTGATGTTCGCAGTTGGTCAGATACAGACCCGCGAATGGATAACGCCTATTGCATTGAGGTGCCGCGATGACTGAGCGCTGCCACCGCTGTCACACCACCCTCACCAGTGAAGATAAGTATTGGTATGGGGTCGCATGTGAGTCCTGCGAAACCGACCTCAAATGGGAGGAATATGAGCAACACAACCCCATCAAATCAACCCACTGGCGCTGGCGAGCAATCTGCTTTGGTCTGCGTTGGTTGCGGTATTCTCCTGCAGCAGCAGGAAACATATGCATGCGATGGCTGCGCGGCAGGCTGGATGCAAGACGACAACTTCAGAATGCACGGAGGGGGCGATGAGGAAAGTCAGGAGGCGATGTAAAAACCCCGACTGCCGCGAATGGTTCCATCCAGCCTTCCAGAATCAAACGTGGTGCAGTCCAGAATGTGGAACGGTAATCGCATTAGCCAAAAGGGAGAAAGACCGACAGAAGGCGATACAGGAAGCCGAACAGCGACGAAGAGAAGAAGCCCAGCAGGAAAAACGCCACACCAAGATCCGCAAGTTAGCCCTCAAGCCAGACAGTTACTTCAAGAAACAAGCCCAGCAAGCCTTCAACCAGTTCATCCGACTTCGTGACCATGACCAGCCCTGCGTAAGTTGCGGCGAAACCAATCCGCCCGATCTGCACGGTGGTCAATGGGATTGCGGCCACTTCAAAACGGTCGGCGGCTTCCCTGAGCTCCGCTTCGTTGAAAAGAACGCTTATCGCCAATGCAAATCCTGTAATGCCGGGTCGGCAAAGCATGGGGCAAAAGCAGCGACGGTTGCGCAGCAGTATGAGGAAACATTGGTTCGGCGTTTCGGTCAGGAGTTGGTCGACTGGCTTAACGGTCCGCATGAAATGACGCATTACCGCCGGGATGATTTCATCCGCATTCGTGATGAGTACCGGGCGAAGTGCCGTGCACTGACAAAACAGATGGAGCAAGCAGCATGAAAATTCAGTACGTCGATGATGATGCTTATGCACGCATCTGGATCACTGGCCCGTTCTGGCAATTGCGCAAAGCCAAAAAGCTTTTCGAGGCAGGGAAAGAAGCAGCTCCGGTTAACTCTCTCGCGTCATACGGACTCACCTTCCAACTCACACTTCTTGGCTCGCGAAAGCACGCACTACTGGCTTACAAGGCTGTTGTAGCTGAAAGCGCGAGGTCTGTATGAGCTGGATAACTAAATTACTCAGCCGTTTCCGGCCAATTACACCAACCATCCAGCCAACGCACGTTCAGTCGTGGGACGCCCAGCCAAAGCGGAGGAAGAAATGATCGCCGAATATCTTCGCGATAAATGGCGGCTACTGCGAATGCTGAGAAGCCGAGACACCTTCCCGGTTGATTACCGGATCATCAAAAACACAGCGAAACTGCAGGGGCTAAAATATGGGACTTGAAGCGACAGTTAAATATCATTTCCCGAAGGGGCAGAACTTCAGCGGGACAGCGCCACAGACTTCACCAGACACGCTCACAGGAACTGATTACATCGCAAGTATGGGTATGACGCAGAGTCGTGCGCCGCTGGGATATGCTGCTTTTATGGGAAAGGTTGGGGTAAGTGAGAACGACGCCGCACGCGCCGTATCCCTGTTAACTGAATTTGCACTGCAGTCATGCGATAAGGTTGCCGCCTTACGCAAGCTTGATAACGATATTAAACCAGCAGTAATGCAAGTGCTCGCAACATATGCGTACATGGATTATTGCCGCAGCGCCGCCAGCGTTAAGCCGTGCGAATGCTGTCAGGCGAAAGGGTTTATCGAAGCGACAACCTTCTCGATGAAATCGCCACTATCAGGCGGCCACAGCAGAAATGTTAAGGAGACCGTGCGCGTGCTCTGTAAGCAGTGTAGCGGGAAGGGTGTCGTATCGACCGCCTGTCGCGATTGCAATGGACGTGGCCGCGCAGTGATGAAGGCGGAAACGGAAAGGCAGGGCGTGCCAGTGATGGGTGATTGCAAGCGGTGCTGTGGGCGTGGATATGAGCGCATCCCGGCGGTAGAGGCGTTCAGAGCATTATGCGACATCACGGAAAGCATCAGCCTGGCGACATGGGATCGGAGTGGGAAACCATTCTTTGACCAGCTCATCGGTAAGCTGGAGATTGAAGAGTCGTGGGCAAATGCAGCGCTGAATAAGGTAACTGCATAGCTTGCAAGAAAATAGCTCATTAAATTTTAGTGGGCTATTTACTTTTCAGGAAGCTGGGGATATGATTCCTAACAGTTGAAGTTGCGCTCTGTTGTTGTATGCGTAAACTGAATGAGTTCCATCACTCTGTGATAATCAAAAAGCCCTGCGGCCTCACCAGCTGCGAGGGCTTTTTTAATACCTGAATTCTGCACCAAACAAATGGCCCTTTAGCTCAGCGGTAAGAGCGTCCGACTCATAATTGGCAGGTCGCTGGTTCAAATCCAGCAGGGGCTACCAATAAATAACCATATTCCAGAGCCCAGCCATAGAGCTGGGTTTTTTCGTTTTCGCCCCTGCCAATCACTGCACATTTGAACCTTGCCAATCGTGGCAGCGGGCGACTTTTCTTACGACTACAGACGGCACCGACCTAATGGGAGGTGTGTATGGCGATTGATATGAGCAAACTGGCTTCAGGCGCAGCATACGGCGCATCTGCCGGGACAATAGCCAATGGTTTGCTAACCAAACTAAGTCCCGATGAATGGAGTGCTGTTGGCGTGCTGGCCGGTATTGTGGTCGCGCTGATTACGCTCTGTATCAACTGGTATTACAAGCGTAAGGCTACGCTCGCGCAGATTAAGGCGCTTCAGCGCTGGCCCGAGCCGCCTGTCATCGATGAGGATTAGTCCATGGCGATTTCCAGCAACCTTCGCAATAAGCTGATAGCTGTTGCGGGCGGTGGCGCTATTGCGATCGCCACGGTATTCCTCGGCGGTAAAGATGGCGTAGAGGGAAGGGTATACGAGCCCTATAAAGATGTCGCCGGCGTGTGGACTGTCTGCGATGGACACACCGGTACCGATATCATTAAGGGTAAGAAGTACACCGACCGTGAATGCGATCGCCTGCTCATGCAGGACCTGCAGCCAGTCAAGAAAGCGGTCGACGGCCTGGTGAAAGTTCAGCTGAACGAATACCAGCGCGCAGCTCTCTACAGCTTCACCTACAACGTCGGCACTTCTGCCTTTTCCAAATCGACGCTGCTTAAGCGGCTTAACTCCGGTGACCAGGCTGGCGCCTGCGAAGAGATGCGCCGATGGGTCTACGCCGGCGGCATGAAGTGGAAAGGGTTACAGAACCGTCGCGACATGGAGCGCTCACTCTGCCTGGCGGATGGACCAAATGACATTTAGCCTGCGCATCTACCTCATCACCATCGCTGTGATGATAGCCGTTACCATCGTTTACGGAGAAATCCGCTACCTGAATGGCTGGTATGCACATAGCGACAAAGTGAATGCCGACTATGCGCTGAAAAAGCAGAATGCCGAAGCCAAACTGGTTCCCACCGAGCAGAAAGCGGCAGCAGCCAGCGCTGATGGAAAAGTCATCTACCGAACCATTACCCGCAACGTGGTGACCTATGTCCAGAATCCAAATCGCACTCGCTGCGACTTTGATGATGATGCTGTCCGGCTGCGGCAACAGGCAGTCGACGCTGCCAACCATATCCCAGGATTTGATGAGCCCGCCGTGCAAGCTAAGTCCAGCGGGAAGTAACAGCGACGAAGACCTGCAGTCTGATGTGGAAAACGCAGAGTGCGTGAGAGCGCTTCGCCTCAACACCTACCGGTGGCAGGCATGGTACAAGGCTGCGCAGTGAACATTACAGAAGCCACTCAATGAGCGGCTTCGATAATTATCGCTATCAGGACTTTCTTTCTGCCAGCAGGTCGATACCAGAGGCATTAATACGAGTGAGGTGGGCACTCACTGTCCAGCCTGGAGTGTAGGGGTCATACTTCATTTCTGTATCGATAATCCCCTTCTCCCATAGATATAAAAGATGAGCATCAAGAACTACGTCCGAGCCCAGCTCCTCAGTTAGTTCTCTATAACCTTCAGACTCAAGCATTAGCGGATAGACATCCTGCAACTTTTCTAAAATAGTTTTAATGTGATGCTTTGATAATTCCATATTAATAACCCTTGCTGTGTTCGATGCTTATTGCATCAACTCCAATATATATATAAATGCGACTAACCAATACAGGTTAAATAATGGCAAAGCTCACCGACAAACAAGAGCTGTTTGCCCGTGAGTTCATTAAAGACCTCAACGCCACTCAGGCGGTTATTCGGGCAGGGTTCAGCGAAAAATCAGCCCGCAACCAGGCTCATCGCCTGATGACAAATGATGACATCTTAAATCGCATCGCCGAACTCAAGGCTGAGCGTAACGATCGAGTTCAGGTAGATGCGGATTATGTCCTGCGTCGCCTCGTCGAAATCGACGAAATGGATGTGCTCGACATCCTCCTCGCTAACGGCGAACTAAAACCGATCGCTCAGTGGCCTAAAGTCTGGCGGACCACACTGTCAGGAATGGACGTCACCGAGATGGCTGGGGACGCCGCCGGACTGCTGAAAAAAATCAAATGGCCTGACAAGGTCAAGAACCTCGAACTGCTTGGCAAGCATGTCACCGTCCAGGCATTCAAAGACAACGTTAAAAACGAACTGGTCGGCCCTAATGGGTTGCCACTGGCTGCGCCTACGTTCGTTGTTAGCTTCGGAGCGGATGATGACGACAGCGGAGAAGAAACTTAGCTTCGCGCCTAAATTCAAACCGCTGTTTAAGCCAAAGCGCTACAAAACATTCCACGGCGGCCGTGGTGGCGCTAAGTCATGGGGAATGGCCCGCGCTCTGGTTATCATGGCCGCATCACAAAAGCTTCGCGTTCTCTGTACCCGCGAAGTGCAAAACTCGATCAAGGACTCAGTGCACAAGCTGCTGAAAGACCAGATTGAGATGCTCGGGCTGAATCCGTGGTTCCGAATTACCAATGAATCTATTACCAGCGCATGCGGCAGTGAGTTTCTTTTTAAGGGGCTGCGCTTCGACCCGCTGGGCATCAAATCTACCGAAGGTGTAGATATATGCTGGGTAGAGGAAGCTCAGTCTGTCTCTGCGGATTCGTGGGACATCCTGATCCCGACCATTCGTAAGGAGGGGTCGGAGATATGGGTTTCATTCAACCCCGGCGAAGAGACCGACCCGACATACCAGCGATTCGTGTTAAACCCACCGGATGACAGCGTCACGGTTGAGGTGAACTACTACGACAATCCGTATTTACCAGAAACACTCCGCAAGGAGATGGAGTATTGCAAGAGGGTTGATTACGAAGCGTATGAGCACGTCTGGCTTGGTAAGCCGAAATCTATTTCAGAAGCCGTCATTTTCAAGCGTCGCTATAAGGTTGAGGCGTTCCCTGATGACCTGTGGCAAAAAGCCGATCGTCTGTTCTTTGGCGCTGACTTCGGTTTCGCCAATGACCCCAGCACGCTGATCCGCATGTTCATGCTCGGCACCCGGCTCTATATCGAATATGAGGCCTACGGCGTCGGCGTTGAACTTGATGAAATGGCGCAGTTTTACGACTCAATCCCCGAGGTGCGCCGCTGGCCGATCAAGGCAGATAACGCGCGACCTGAGACAATCAGCCACATTGGCCGGCAGGGCTTCAGCATTGATGCCGCCGCCAAGTGGAAGGGCAGCGTGGAAGATGGCATCACCTACCTGAAAGGGTTTGAGGAAATCATTATCCACGAGCGCTGCAAGCACACTGCCGACGAATTCCGACTCTACTCCTACAAAGTCGACAAAAAGACCAACGAGATTCTCCCGGTCATTGTCGACGCACATAACCACTGCATAGACGCCATACGCTACGGGCTGGACGGTTACATCACCAGCTCTGACAGCCTTGGCACTTGGGCGCAACTTGGCAGAGGCTGAACATGTCCGAAACACAAAACGTGTCGCAGCCTGTACCGACGCGTGACAGCTACGAAAACTTTATTGCCCGGATGGGCGTCAATGAATCAAACCAGTCCGGCGCCGGCACCTACCGCAATAACTGGACGTCGCGCAACCGACTGCTGATTGAGCAGGCCTACCGGTCGTCCTGGCTGGTGGGCGCTGGTGTTGATGCAATCCCGGATGACATGACCCGTAAGGGCGTGACAATCACGTCAAAGCTTGATGATGGGGTGAAAAAGCAGCTCGATAACGCATGGGATGAGCTGGGCATCTGGGAACATCTCAACGATACGTTGAAGTGGGCAAACCTCTACGGTGGTGCAGTTGGCGTCATCCTGATTGACGGTCAGAACTACTCAACACCGCTGCGCATTGAGACCATAGCGAAGGGCGCTTTCAAAGGCATCATGGTTATGGACCGGTGGATGCTCAACGCCACCACTGAGCGCCGCGTCACTGAGTTGGGGCCGGATTTCGGCATGCCTGAGTTTTATCGCGTGGTGACATCAGCAACCGGCATCCCGCCCTGGCGTATACATCACTCCAGGCTGATTCGCTTTGATGGAGTGCCGCTGCCATATCAGCAGCGACTGACGGAAAACGATTGGGGCATGTCGATCATCGAGCGGTGTTTCGACCGCCTCCTTGCGTTCGACAGCACCACCACAGGCGTGGCGCAGCTGGTGTATAAGGCGCATCTTCGCACCTACAGCATCGAGAACCTGCGCGGCTTGCTGGCCATGGGCAAAGACAATCCGGCGTTCAAGGGCCTGATGTCGCACATGGACATGATCCGCCAGTACCAGAGCAACGAAGGCATGACGATTATGGACGCCAAGGATAAATTCGAGGCGCACTCCTACTCGTATGCCGGTCTCAGCGATGTGCTGGCGCAGTTTGGGCAACAGGTATCTGGCGCGTTCGGTATACCACTGGTGCGCCTGTTCGGCCAATCACCTGCTGGCTTCTCAACAGGTGACACTGACCTCGCCAATTATTACGACAACGTTTCCACCAAGCAGGAGCGCAAGCTGCGTCGCCCGGTGCGCAAACTGTTTGAAGTTCTCCACATGAGCCTGTTTGCCAAGCCGCTTCCGGATGACTTCTCATTCGAATTTAACGAGCTGTGGCAGACGCCAGACAGCGAACGAGCTGACACCGCGACTAAGGTTGTGGCTGCCACCGTTCAGGCTGTAGATGCGGGCCTGATGACAGAGAAAGCCGGCGCGCTTCACCTGCAGGAAACCTCCCGCATTACCGGCATCGGCTCAACCATCAGCGACGAGGATATCGACAATGCCAGTGACCTCCCGCCGCCGACAGAGAAAGACCTCGATAACGCCGAAGCCACCGAACCTGAAGCGCGCCGAGAGGCAACTGGGAACACAGCTACGACAGATAGCGCAGGCGGTGGGCGCGATAGTCGAGGGTTCGTACGATGGTTCAAACGATAGCGTTACGGACATCATCGACAGGCTGGAGCGTTATGCCGACCTGATAGAACCATGGTCTGAAGCAGTATCGAAGAGACTCATCGACACGCTGGTTATTTCGGATGACGTCATGTGGCGTGACCGGTCAGAGCGTATATCTGCCGGCCTTCGCGACCTCATGGATTCCGGCACCGGCGCGGTAACCCGTAGCATCATCGACGAGCAGGTAAAACTGTTCAAATCGCTCCCGCTGCAGGCTGCCGATCGCGTTTACGACATTCACAATCAGGCGATTGAAGCGGTGGTATCCGGCAAGCGCTCCAGCACGCTCACTGACGAAATCATGCGTACTGGAAACGTGACTGAGGCAAGGGCGCGCACTATTGCCCGCACTGAAGTTGGCCGGGCATCAACCGCAATCACTCAGGCGCGCTCAACCGCAATCGGCTCGCGCGGCTATATCTGGCGCACTGCCGATGACAGCGACGTTCGCCACTCCCACAAGAAAATGGAAGGCCAGTATGTCGACTGGGCAAAGCCTCCCACGCTGGATGGCATGACCGGCCATGCTGGACAGTTTCCTAACTGCCGCTGCTACTGCGAAGTCGTCGTTCCCGAGGATTAACGATGCAATATTTCTACACCACCCGCCTCGGCAACACTCGCTTTGAGATGGCCGATGGCTCTCTGCTGTGTAAAGACGTACCGATCGCCCGCACCGGCGCGCAGGTTTACGACGAAAGCGAGTTGCCTGGCATTATCGGTGATGACGATGGCGAGATTGTCGTCACACGCGATGCTGACGAGGTATTCCGGCCGGAAACGCTCGCATCGTTTGAAGGAATGGCCTTCACGCTGGGTCACCCTAAGGACATGGTCAATCCTGCGAACTGGAAGGATTATGCCCACGGACATATTCAGAACGTCCGGCGCGGCACCGGCGACCAGTCAGATCTGATGCTGGGCGACATTCACATCAAGACTGCTGAAGGCATTCAGAAGGTGATGGATGGTCAGGACCAGATATCTATGGGCTATGACGCTGAATATGAGCAGCAGGCACCCGGTCAGGCCCGTCAACACACAATTATCGGTAACCACTGTGCGAGCGTACCCAATGGTCGCGCAGGCATTCGCTGTTCAATTGGAGATAGCACATTCATGACTACCAAAAATCAGGGCTGGTTTAGCCAGCTGAAGCGGGCCATTAAAACCAAGGATGCCGATAGCCTGGCTGATTTGGTGGACAATGCGCCATCAGAACTGGTCGAGCCAAACCTTGATCTGGCGCGGGCAGTTAACATCACCATTAACCCCGCTCAGCCTTTGCCACCAGAGCGTGAACTTGGCGGCCTGACCACCGATGAAGAAGGTGAAGCCGGCGGCGCTATGAGCACTGGCGAGCTGGAAAAGAAAGTTGATGCTCTGGCGCTGCTGGTTCAGCAGCTGATCAATCCATCCTCTGTATCGACCGCTGACAGCGACGATCCGGATGAAGAGGATGAGAAACGCAAATCAACCACTGATGCTGCTTATCATCAGGGTGTGGTGGCTCGCGCTGAACTCATCCTCCCGGGCGTGAAGCTGCCAGAAGGGGGAAAGCTGGCAGCGTTCAAGCGCTCCACCATGGATGCGGCATTCAAAACCCCAGAAGGTCAGGCGCTTCTTACCCCGCTGGTTGGTGATTCTCCGGACTTCAGCAAAATGCCAAAAGCTACGCTGGATGCCGTGTTCGTGTCGGCAAGTGAAATCGCCAAGTCGCGCAACACTGCCCCGGTAACCACTTCTCGCGCCTCGTTTTACGATTCATCCAACAAAAACTCTCCGGCTGCCCTGAACAAGGCATTCGCCGCCCACTGGAATAAATAAGGGATAACCAATGCCTTCATTACTGTACCGGATGCCAGTAGGCATCGCCGGGGCTATCTCACGCCCTCAGGATTTGACCACCGAGCCGGTGATTCTTAATTCCGCCAATACCTTCAGCGCTTACGGCCTGGCGGGTAAAGACAGCGCAGACGGCAAGTTCATCCCTCTGGCAGCAGATGACGCGGCCACAGTGATTACCGGCCTGTATGTGCGCCCGTACCCGACCACTTCAACGCCCGACATGGTTCGTCAGGTTGGCACCGGTAAGAACTTCACCGGTGACGTGATGAAGCGCGGATACATGACCGTGAACATCGGCAGCACCGCGGTGAATCTGACCAAAGGCGCGCCGGTTTACGTGCGTAACGCTAACCCGACCGATGCGAGCCCATTGGGCGCAATCCTCGGTGCGGCTGTTACTGACGAAACCGTAGTGCTGCCAAACGCTACTTTCACTGGCGCAGGCGATGCTGATGGCAACGCTGAAATCGCATACAACATTTAAGGGAAACGCTAAATATGTTAACTTTTGACCAAGCCACCGTTGACGGTACTGGCGCTTTCCTGGTTGGCGAGCTTGAGCGCCTCGATCAGGAACTGAATATGCCGCTGGTCGGCTACACGTGGTCGCGCGATATTCAGCTGCGCGAAGACGTGTCGATCGCCGATGACATCAGTTCTTTCACCAACTCAACCTTTGCCGCTGCAGGTACGCCGAATCCGAACGGTAAAAACTGGATCGGCAAAGACTCCACCGCAATTGCTGGCCCGAACGTCGATATCGCCAAAACCGGCTTCCCGCTGACACTGTGGGGCATGGAGCTGGGCTGGACCGTTGTCGAACTGGCAGCCGCTGCCAAAGTCGGTCGCCCGATCGACACCCAGAAATACGATGCGATGCAGCTGAAGTGGAACATGGACACCGACGAGCAGGTTTATCGCGGTGACACTCAGTTGGGCGTGAAAGGCCTCCTCAACTACAACGGTGCGGCAGTAACTAACGCTCCGAAAACGTGGGCAACATCAACGCCTGACGAAATCAGGGCGTCAATCAACCTGCTGCTCTCGAATGCCTGGGCTGCATCCGGTTACACCATTGTTCCACGTGACCTTCTGCTTCCGCCTGAGCAGTTCGCTCTGCTGTCCAGCATCATCGTTTCGTCAGCCGGCAACCAGTCATTACTGACCTACCTGCGCGAAAACACCATCGCCTTCCATCAGAACGGCGTGCCTCTGAATATCCGCGCGGTGAAATGGCTGAAAGGCGCAGGCGTTGGCGGCACTGACCGCATGATGGCCTACACCAACGATAAGAAGTTTGTTCGCTTCCCTATGGTTCCTCTGCTGAGCGTGCCGGTGCAGTACCGCGGCATTTACCAGCTGACAACCTATTACGGCAAGCTGGGCGCTGTTGAGTCTCCGTATCCGGAAACCATGGCTTATCTGGACGGCATCTAACCCATCTGGCCCCGAAAGGGGCCAACAGGAGCAACAAATGGCTAAGAAGACAATTCGCGTCCACACCCCGTTTAACTTCACCGCTGAAGATGGCACCAGCCAGCATTTCCCGACCGGCGAGCACACAGTCGATGACAAAGTCGCCGATCACTGGTTCGTCGCCGCGCACTCTGATGTGACCGGCAAGGTAAAGGCCGGTGCGGACAATAAAGAGCTGCAGGCGCAAATCGACAGCCTGACCGCACAGCTGGCAGAGAAAGAAAAGGCGCATGGCGAGCTGCAACAATCGGTAGTGGAGAAGGACCAGAACATTGCTGACCTGACCGCACAGCTGGCAGCCCTGCAGGCGCCCGTGACTGAACCGGCAGGTGAAGGTGGTGCTGATGGCAAGAAACAAAAATCTTCCGACGGTAAGTGATTTCCGCCGCGACTTCCCGCAGTTCAGTGACGCAACGAAATATCCCGATCCGGTTATCCAGTTTCGGCTCAACCTTGCCGACACGCTGATCGATGGCTCAGCTATGGGGGATATGTTCCCCTATCTCGCGGAGCTGTTCGTCGCGCATTATATGGCGCTCTACGCATCTGATACGGCGGCTGGCGCGCTCGGTGGCGCGGGCGGGGCGACCAGCGGTGTTGTTGCGTCAAAGTCAGTGGATAAGGTGAGCGTAAGCTACGACAACAGCTCAACGCTCAATGCTGACGCTGGTTTCTGGAACTTTTCTCGTTACGGCGCTGAGTTCTGGCAACTGCTGCAGTTCTTCGGATACGGCGGGATTCAATTATGAAATCAGGCCTGACCATCCGTACTGACGCCGCTCAAGGCATTCTGGATGCCCTTAAAACCCTCGCTAACAAGGATGTTTTGGTGGGCATCCCTGAATCGAAAGACGAGCGTGATGATGGCGATATCGGCAATGCAGCGATCGGCTACATCAATGAGAACGGTTCGCCGGCGCAGAACATACCGCCGCGGCCGCATCTCAAACCCGGTGTGAAATCGGTTGAGCCTGATTTTCTACCACACCTGAAGGTGGCAGCGCAGAAAGCACTTGAAGGTAACGCGGAGGGAGCTGTGGCATCGCTCGACAGGGCCGGGACAGTGGCAGCCAATGGGGTAAAGCGATACATCACAATCACCGGCTTTACTCCCCTGGCCGATGCCACGATCGCCAATCGCCTACGCCGTGGACGAACCGGTAATAAGCCGCTAATCGACACTGGCGAATACCGCCGCTCTATCACGCACGTTGTGAGGGATAAAGATGCCGACACTTGATGTAACTGACGTTCTGTTGTCGCCTGAATTCCTCGATACGACGCTTGTGGTAAAGCGCAGTGAGCAGACCATTGATAACGACGGCTTTGCACAAAACACGGTCACGCAAACCCAGTTCGCTGGGGTGGTAACGGTAGACCGGTCACTGGAAGCGCGTCGCATGCAGGCCGGGCAGGTTATCAACGGGGCCATCCTGATTGTGACCACTTACAGGCTGACCAGCGGTAATACCGGTGTTGATGCTGACATTGTGACTTACCGCGGGCGTGCCTATCGCGTGACGTTTGTCGATCCGTATACGGCCTACGGCGCCGGGTTTGTTCAGGCGCACTGCGAACTGCAGCCATTTGATGGAGGTCCGGGTGAGTAACGACAGCACCTCAGCCGGCTACCTGACACCATTGAGTGCAGGGCAGGCTTACGATGAAGCACTTGAGCGTGAACTCAGTCAGTGGGTTCGGGCATTGTCTGGTCTGCCGGCCGGAATGGTTCGACCGAGATGGACGCCAGTGCAGGCTGCATTACCCGCGGCTGATAAAAACTGGTGCGGGTTTGGCATTATTGGTTTTACAGCTGACGATTCTCCCGCCTTCGCACTGCAGACCGATGACAGCAATCAACTATGGCGCCATGAGGTGATTGAAACGCTTGCCTCGTTTTATGGCCCTACAAGCCAGTCTATAGCGACGCTGTTTCGCGACGGGCTGACAGTTGAGCAGAACAACGAAACCCTGAAAACAAATGAGCTGTCTCTCGCTGATTACAGTGAATTGACTGCTTTCCCTGAACTCATCAATAACCAGTGGGTGCGCCGGTACGACATCACAGTGCGCCTGCGCCGCAAAGTCATCCGCGATTACGGCATTAAATCTCTGGTCGACGCGCCAGTATCATTCTTTGGAGATTAATATATGGCACAGGGCTTACCTGTTTCCAACGTAGTGAACGTTGATGTGATCATGTCGCCCACTGCGGCCACTGGTCGTAACTTCGGTTCGCTGCTTATTCTTGGCACATCCACGGTTATTCCTGTCACAGAGCGTATCCGCCTCTATACCAGCTCAGAAGATATTGGTGATGATTTTGGCGAAGATAGCCCGGAGTATGCTGCTGCAGTTATCTACTTCTCGCAATCTCCGCAGCCCACTCAGGTGTATGTGGGGCGCTGGGCCAAGACATTATCAGGCAGTGAGTCTGGTAGCGCTGAAACGCTGGCGCAGGCGATCACTGCTGTGCTGCAGTTCACCAACTGGTATGGTCTGGGTATCGCCGACGATGAAGATCTGACGGCAGCGGAAATCACGGCTACTGCCGCAGCTATTCAGGCATCAAGCCTTAGCCGCGTGTTTGCCGTGACGTCTGACGACTCTGGGATCATCGACCCTGCATCGACAACTGACATCGCGTCTGCCCTGAAAGCTGCTGGTTACGGACGCACCTTCGTCCAGTATTCGACCAAGAGTAAGTATGCTGCTCTGTCGGCTTTTGGGCGCGCGTTTACGGTAAACTTCACGGGCAATAACACCACGATCACACTCAAGTTTAAAACTGAACCGGGCGTGACGTATGAAACCCTTACCAGTTCACAGGCTGCCGCTGTTGATGCGAAAAATGCCAACGTCTATGTGTATTACGCAAACGACACGGCAATCCTGCAGCAGGGCGTGATGTCCAACGGTGATTTCTTCGATGAGCGCCACGGGCTGGACTGGCTGCAGAATTACGTGCAGACCAATCTTTATAACCTGCTTTACACCTCTACCACCAAAATCCCTCAGACAGAAGCCGGCATTACCCGCCTGCTGTCAAACGTAGAGCAGTCGCTTGACCAGGGCGTTTCGAATGGTCTGGTAGCCCCCGGCGTCTGGAATGGCGGCGATATCGGTCAAATCACTGCAGGGGATACGCTTACCAAAGGTTATTACGTCTATGCCCAGCCATTGTCTTCGCAGGCGCAGGCCGATCGCGAAGCTCGTAAAGCCCCGCTTATTCAGGCGGCTATTAAATTGGCCGGCGCGGTTCATTACGCCGACGTTCAGATCAACGTTGTTCGCTAAGGGGATATAAATGGCGACTTACTCTTTTATGGACGTCGTCGCGTCCCTGACAGGACCGACTGGCTCTATTGACCTTGGATATGGCTCAGCTAATTCCGAGGAAGGCATTACCGTCACGATGACGGAATCCAAAAACACCATGACCATCGGTGCTGATGGCGAAGTGATGCATAGCCTGCATGCAGGCAAAAGCGGCACGATGACTGTCACCCTGCTGAAAACATCCCCGGTCAACAAAAAGCTTTCGCTGATGTACAACGCCCAAAGCCAGTCATCCGCTCTGTGGGGAAATAACGTGATCGTGCTGCGCAACCATGCCTCTGGAGACATCACCACCGCCCGCGCCGTGGCGTTCCAGAAGCAGCCAGACCATGCAGATGCCAAAGTAGGCAACACGAAATCATGGGTGTTTGACTGCGGCAAAATCGACCAGGTTCTCGGGGAGTTCTAACGGATGGAATTTGAAATCAAAGGCGTGCAGTACCGCACAAAAAAACTGAGCGTTTTCGATCAACTGAAGGTCACCCGTAAGCTGCTGCCGGTTCTCGCCGGCATCATGCCTGACATGCAGAGCATCAAAGATGCCCTGCCAAAAGAGGGTGGCGAAGCAGACCCGCAGGCGGTTTACGGTGTACTCGAAAAGGCCCTGCCTAAGATTGCTGAAAAACTGGCTGACATGACCGAAGAAGATACCAACGCGATTATCTTCCCATGCCTGTCAGTAGTGTCGCGCAACCATGGCAAAGGCTGGACTGCGGTAATGCAGTCAGGCGAAATGATGTTTGATGACATCGATCTGATTAGCATGCTGCAGATGGTTGGTCGTGTGGTAGGCGACAGTCTGGGTAATTTTTTGCCCGCACCCCACGCCAGCGAGACGCAGCCCCTTCCAGCGGATTAACGCTCGACTCCCTTCCAGATGGCGAAGATTACCTGATGCGCCCGGTCGATGCCGGGTACATCACTTATACAGCTCTGAAAGATGGGTCAGTTGACCTCGCGGACATTGCCAGGATGAACGACTGGCTGGATATCAAAGCAGATAACAATGCCCGCATTCGCCGCTGGGAACAGGACAACCAATGAACGCTGAAACCATTAAAGACTTCCTTGTTTCACTGGGCTTCCAGATTGACGATGCCGGGGCGCGTAAGTTTGATGCTGTCATCGCAGGCACTACCGCACAGGTTGTAAAAATGGGCGTGGCTGCCGAGGCCGCTGCTCTGTCGGTTGTTGGTTATACCGCCAAAATCGCCAGCGGGCTGGATAACCTTTACTGGGCATCACAGCGCACAGGTGCCACGGTCGCAGGCATTCAGGCGATCGGATATGCCGCATCGCAAACCGGTTCGAGCGCTGAAGCGGCACGCGGCTCTCTGGAGAGCCTGGCCCGATTCATGCGAAACAGCCCCGGCGCGGAAGGCTTCCTGAACAGACTGGGTGTGCAGACGCGCGACGCCAGCGGCAACATGCGTGATATGGCCTCCATCTTTACAGGTGTCGGTCAGCAGTTGAATAAAATGCTTTACTACCGCGCCAATCAGTATGCGCAACTGTTGGGCATTGATGAAAACACGCTGATGGCGATGCGTCGTGGGCTCGGTCAGTTCAGCGGCCAGTATACGCAGATGGCGAAAGCTATCGGTTTCAACGCCGATCAGGCTGCTGCCAGTTCTAACCGTTTCATGACGTCGCTGCGCTCATTCGGCCAGATGGCAGGCATGGCGCGCGATAAAATCGGCTCAAACCTCGCAGAAGGCTTATCCGGCTCAATCGACACGCTGCGCAAGCAGATAGTCGACAACTTCCCCAAAATCGAAGGGGTGATCACCAGCGGCGTTAAAGGGCTTCTCTGGCTTGCTGAAGTCATCGGTAGGGTTGTTTACCGGCTCATTCAGGCTGGCGCTGACATCATGGATTGGTGGGCATCGCTGGATAAGTCCACTCAGCGGCTGATTGAGATATTTGGCGCGCTGATTCTCGCCTGGAAGTTACTGAATAGCGCCTTCCTTACATCGCCCATCGGTATCATAACCACGCTCGGTCTTGCCATCCTCGCGCTGTATGACGACTACAAAACGTGGAAAGAGGGCGGCAAGTCTCTCATCGACTGGAAGAAGTGGGAGCCTGAAATCACCGGCGCCATTAAGGCGATTGATCAACTTAAAGCCCGCATTTTTGCGCTGTTCGATATTGACCCTCAGACGTGGACTGCTAAATGGGACCTGAGCAATCTGACGCAAAACCTCGGCAGCCTTGCCCGGATGCTGGACGGCATCGCCCGGCTGATGAGCGCTATACGGGATGGGCGGTGGAGTGATGCTTATGCTGTAGGCCGTGAGCTGCTCCAGCAGAAAAGTAATTCAGATGCGCTGCCACAGGTATCTGATAGCGCCAATGGTGCGGCTGACTGGATAAAGTCGAAAACAGGCTTTGATCCGCGCAGCATTGGTGAGTGGACGCGGAATAAGCTCTTCAAGCGTCCAGAGCCTTCCAAAAATGGCGCGGCACTGCTGGGGTGGCTTGAGCCAACGCTTAATAACCTTGAGCAGATGTATCGGCTGCCTGAAGGCTTGCTGCGCAGTGTCGCTATAGCCGAATCTTCTGGTGACCCGAATGCAATGTCAGGAGCTGGCGCTCAGGGGCTGTTTCAGCTGATGCCGGGAACGGCTAAAGATCTGGGGCTGCGAGGCAATGAATCGTTCGACCCGGTGAAGTCCGCCGGCGCTGCAGCCAAATATCTCAGTCAGCTTCTGAAGGCAAACGGCGGTGACCTGAGCAAAGCCCTTGCCTCTTACAACTGGGGCATTGGCAATGTCCAGAAGCACGGCATGGCATTAATGCCAGAGGAAACGCGCAATTACATCCCGCGCGTTCTGAGCAACATGCCTTCAGCTGGTGGTGCGCAGATCAGCCAGGAAACCAACATCAACATTTACGGCGTAAGCGACCCGGGGCAGGCTGGCAAGGCGGTTGCTGACCAGCAAACCTCGGTTAATTCACGCTTCAGCCAGGCGATGTCTACAGGGCCCCGATAATGGATATTCTCTCAACGCTATTTTCCCTGCAAAGTCGCAGGATAGGGATGATAGTGCCTGACGTGGTTATCACTGAAAAGCACAGCGACACGCTGGAAATCACCGAGCATCCGGTGGAAGACAAAGCGCCGGTAGCTGACCACGCTTTCCGGCGCCCTTCGGATTTGGTGATGGAAGTTGGTTTCGCTGGCGGCGGCTCGCTGCTCGATTTACTGGATACATCATCAATCGGGGTTAGTCTTGGGCTGAGTCCGAGAGAGGTGTATCAGGAGCTTATCGACCTGCAGCGCAGCCGCGTGCCGTTCAGCGTCACGACCGGCAAGCGCATTTACAGCAATATGCTGATCCGCGTGCTGGATGTAACTACCGACAAAGCCACTGAGAACGTGCTGGCGGCCACGCTGACGCTGCGTGAGGTGCTGATCACCTCGACCCAGAGCATTGCTGTGGCTGACAAAGCTGATATGTCGCAGGGCGTCAGTACCTCAGCCGTGCAGAACTCCGGAGTTAAATCCACGGTGCCGCAAAGCGAATCAATTCTTTCCAGGGTATCAAACCTGTTTTAGGGGGAGTAATGCAGGCCAATGAGATACCGCTGTCGCCGGATAATCAGCAATTCACCACCGCGATTAACGGCGTTAACTATTCCATTCTGACGCTATGGCGGGATGATGCTGGATGGATTATCGACTTGCTGGACAGCAGCGGGGTAGCCATCGTAACGGGCATCCCGTTGGTGACCGGCGCCAATCTGCTGGCGCAGTTCACCTACCTTAATCTCGGCTTTGGTCTGGCGGTTGTGTGCGATGACCCGGCGCAGGATTATCCGACCAAAACTGATTTGGGAATTCGCAGCCACCTGCTGGCGGTAACGGAGTAAGCATGTCACAGAACTGGATGCGTCATTTTGAGCTGCAGATCCTCTCAGAAAACGGGAAGGGCATCAGCCTGAGCGACTTCAAGGTGGTGTTTAACATCGCATGGACAGATACGCGCTGGCCGCGTGTTGCGATGGTGCGAATCTATAATCTGTCGAAGGATACGGCTTCGCGCATTCTGGGGCAGGAATTCGCGAAGATAAAAATCATCGCGGGGTACGATGGCATAGCGCAGCCTGTGGATTCCAGTCAGGTTGGCGTTGTAAAAAACATCAATGCCGCCGAAGTTGGCCAGTCAAACGGCACAAATTTCGGTGAGATATTCAGCGGCGACATTCGCTTCACGATTACCGGGCGCGATAATCCCACTGATACATGGGTGCTGATTCAGGCCATTGATGGGCACCAGGCGTTTATGAATGCCAGCGTGGCCAAAACCCTGTCCGCCGGCTACACGGTTGCTGACGTGCACGCGGCTGCAATGGACAGTTTCAACCCATACGGAATAGCGCAGGGGATCACCGGCGATATGCAGGCCACAATATTCCCGCGGGGGCGAGTCATTTATCAGTCATCCCGCGACATCATGGATAATGTGGCGGCGCAGTGCGGCGCAACGTGGCAGCTGGTCGCTGGACAGGCGCAGATGGTGCCAACAGATAAGTATGTGCAGAACGCCATTGTGCTTAACAGCGACACCGGCCTGATAGGCATGCCGCAGCAGACGATGGGCGGCGGGGTGAACGTGCGGTGTCTGATAAACCCGAACATTCAGCTAAAAGGGCTGGTGCAGATCGACCAGGCGTCAGTGTACCGCGCCAGCCTGTCATCTGATGAGGTGAAATCACTACCCAGCCGGGCCAGCGAAACCAGTATAAACGGCAATCTAACGGTGAACGGAACACTGCAACAGCCCGCAAGTATTGCGGCTGACGGCGTGTATATCGTATCGGCTATAGATTATACTGGTGATACCAGAGGTCAGGCGTGGTACATGGATTTGATGTGCATTGCTCGCGGTTCTGCTGACCTATTAAGTCAATCAGCCATCCAAAGGAATGCAGGAGGTTAAGTGGTATTTAAGCCATTTGTGATGAAAGCAATGGTAGCTGGGGCTGGCTTTATAATCGCTGGCTGCGCTAACTCTCAATCAGATGCGTATAAGCAAAGGCCTGGATGGTCGGCGTTAAATATTCTTGCCTACGACGATTGCAACACATCCAAAAAGGGCGGTAAATCTATCATGGAATGGGGGTCAAGACAGTGCTCAGTTGATGGGTTGATATCATCCATTAATAGTAGCCCTGATAAACTGCCATTGTTCTATGCGGCATACCATCAGTATGGAACTCCAGGCGTTAGGGCGATTGATGTATCTGACTCATCCGCGATGAATTATCTGAATTTTGCTCGCGACTTATCCCTTAGCCTGACTCCTCAAACGATTAAAGAGATATATGGCGACTATGTATCCGATCGCAGTGCCATGGGGCTTGCTAAAGTAGACGAAAAGTCATTTACATCTTCCTTGGCGAATTTCTCATCTAAAACTGAGGAGATCGAGGGTAAGCTGAACCAAGAAGGGAGGCGTATAGGTTTGCAGGCTACGTCAAAGCCTAATGAAAAACTAGGCGTTGATTACAAAGCACAATGCGGTCCTTTCAAAATTGACCTAACAGCTAATGATGGGTGGGCGCGGATCAATGGCGTCAAGCCGGAAACACAAAATAAACCCTCTGCCTGGGAATGTGAATGGCAACAACATTCAAATGCAATGGATGGTTCAACGCAGCGATGCCCCCGGCTGGTTTGGCATGGACTACGTTAAGCGCAATGGAAAGGCCATCCTGAATGTCGAGGCGATTCGCAGCAACATGGATCAGCCTCGGGTGTTTGGCTCGTTTGATTGCGTGAAAATAAAGTGATTTAGGAAAGTTTATCCTTATCGTTGCAATCTATCTCAATTGATACATCTTTACTTTCAAGTATTTTGTAGAGCTCTTGCTCATTCAAGCCTTTAACTTCAATTTTAGTGTCACCCTTCTTGAAAGTAATTGACTTGCCATGTCGCGAGCGAATCCATGCGATAACAATCGCTGCAAATGTGTAACACACATCTTTATTTTGGATAAATTCGAATATGTAGCCAACAATATTATCGCCAGAGTTACCAGATGCAGAGTCAAATGTTCTGGCTCTGATAGACATTTTCCGTGACTCTTGGGGTATCACTTTTTCGATATGTGGTTTCAGTTCTTTAGCTGCTGATTTTGAGAGGCGAGCTGTGAAAAAAGACTTAGTCATAACGTTTGGTGGCTCCATCCATAAACGAGCAAAGGCCATCTGGTCACTATCTGGCACAGTTATCGCTTTAGTGTTTAATCGGGAGGTCACAGTCACCTTTGAAGATGTGGACCTCTCAAACTCAGTAAAGAAGGTTTAACACTAAATCGCTGCCTTTTTAATCCTGACAAATGATCAGTAACCCGCTCCGGCGGGTTTTTTATTGCCTGGAGTTTACATGTCAGTATCGCCTCAATCGCTGGCCGGCGGTGAACAGCAGGCCATGAAGGTGCTGTCAGACACCATCTTCTCCATGTTGCGCGTTTCGCTGCCCGGCATAATCGAATCCTACGACCCGATCGCTAATACGTGCACTGTTGTGCCTGCGTTGAAAGGTGCGAAGCCGGATGAGGAAGGAAATTTAATATCTGAAACCTTGCCATTGTTGGTAGATGTTCCCGTGGTGTTTCCTCGGGGCGGTGGGTGCTCCATCACGTTCCCGGTTAAGGCGGGCGACGAGTGCCTGGTTGTTTTCTCCGACCGCTGTATAGATTTCTGGTGGCAGAGCGGAGGAGTGCAGGAGCCGGTTGACCCACGTCAGCATGACTTATCTGATGCCTTTGCTTTCGTTGGCCCGATGTCACAGCCGAACGTGATCAGCAATATCAGCAGCACCACGCTGCAGATGCGTACCGATGATGGTGCTGCATACATTGAGCTCGATCCAAACAGCCATGCGATCAACCTGGTGGCACCAGGCGGAGTGAACGTTACCACGCCACTGGCAAAATTCAGCCAGGCGGTGACCATCTCTGGCCTGCTGACCTGGGCTGGCGGCATGGTGGGAAGTATTGCCTCGGGCACCGCGGCGAAGATTACCGGTGCTATCCAGTTCCTAGGCACGCTCACATCCAACGGCAAAGACATCAGCGACCAGCACACGCATAACGGCGTCCAGACTGGCAGCGGAAACTCTGGCAAGGTGAACTAATGCGGTACAGACGAGAAGATGATGATGGTGATTACACTTTTGGGCAGGGCGATGACACCTGGCTGATTAACTCTCCCGAGGCGGTAGCGCAGGCAGTAAAAACACGATTCCTGCTCTGGTACGGGCAGTGGTTCCTCGATACGACCGAAGGTACACCGTGGATTCAGTCGGTGCTGGGCAAGCAGAAACCGGAAACGTACAACCTTGCCATACGCCAGCGCATCCTTGAGACGCAGGGTGTTAACTCGATTCAGTCATTTGATACCAACCTCAACACCTCTTCACGCCGGGTAGTATTCACGGCAACTATCGACACCATCTACGGAACGACGACAGTCACAAGCGAGGCATAATGGCTCTTGATCTCGACACGCTGGGGCTCTCCGCTACGGTGACCGCCTCAGGGATTAGTGCGCCTGATTACCAGACGATACTCTCCACCATCACCAGTTACTTTCAGCAAATTTACGGGACCGACGCCTACCTCGATCCGGACAGTAAGGACGGCCAAATGGTGGCTCTGGTGGCGCTGGCTATAAACGATGCCAACAACACTGCAGTTCAGGTGTACAACTCGTTTTCACCTTCTACGGCAATGTCTGATGCCCTGACGCGCAACGTGAAGATAAACGGCATCACACGCAAGGCGGCGACCAACTCAACGGTTGACGTGACACTGACCGGTACCGCAGGCACCACAATCACCAACGGATCAGTTAAAGACGCCAACGGCATCATCTGGAACCTTCCAGCGAGCGTCACGATTGATACTGGTGGCTCAGTCATTGCTACGGCTACCTGTGCTAATTCCGGCGCTGTCGCGGCGGTGATAGGCTCTGTTAACCAAATCAATACGCCTACACGCGGTTGGACATCAGTCACTAACGCAAGCGCAGCAAATGTCGGTACCGCTGTCGAAACTGACTCCGCTCTACGTATCCGCCAGGGGCAGAGCGTAGCGCTGCCATCACTGACGCCTTTCGATGCCGTGGATGGCGCGCTGGCAAATGTTGATGGCGTGACGCGGCACAAGCTGTATGAAAACGACACCGGAGCGGTTGATTCCAATGGGCTGCCAGCACACTCAATCTCTGCGATTGTCGATGGCGGTGATGCGACCGTTATTGCGCAGACGATACGCGGCAAGAAGGGGCAGGGTGTAGCCACTCACGGCACCACCTCGGTGACGGTAGCCGACACCTACGGTAACCCGCATGCCATCAGCTTCTACCGCTCAACCGATGTGCCGATTTACATCTCACTGTCGCTTAAGGTTTTCACTGGCTACACGACACAGATCGGCGAGCAAATTAAGCAGGCCATTGCCGACTACATCAACAGCCTGCTGATTGGTGATGATGTGCTGCTTAGTCGTGTTTATTCACCGGCCAACCTTGGCGTAGTCAGCGGAGGTAATGCCAAATATTACGACATCTCTTCATTACAGATTGGCAAAAGCGCTGGTGCGGTTGCTGCGGCCAACGTCGATATTGCGTTTAATGAATCGGCATCTTGCTCGACAGCCAACATCGCGCTCACGGTGACATCATGAGTAAGTACACCGACCTGATTACGAATTATCACGCTGGTAAGCCGAAATTTGTCGCCCATGTTGATCTCTCCACCCGCCCACTGACCGATGCCTCAACTTCGCTTCAAAGCCTGATATCCGCATTCGACATCGACAGCGCGGTGGGTGTGCAGCTGGACGTGCTGGGTGAGTGGATTGGGCGAACTCGTATCGTCAGCCAGCCCATTGCAGGGGTCTATTTCTCTTTTGATACCGATGGGCTTGGTTGGGATCAGGGTGTATGGCAGGGGCCATACGATCCGGACGCTGGTTACACCAGCCTGAGTGACGATACTTACCGCATCGTTCTAAAAGCAAAAATAGCAATCAACAACTGGAACGGCCAAAACGACACGCTGCCGCCGATTCTGGAAACCGCTCTGGAAGGCTCAGGCCTGAAAATGCAAATCGTCGACAATCAGGATATGACAATTTCTGTCTGGGTATTCCCTGAAGTCGATATCAGCCTTGTTTCACTTGAACTGCTTGCCGCGATCCGGCAGGGATATCTCACAGTTAAAGCCGCTGGCGTCTGGGCTGGCGACATCCAAACCCCCTCAATTGAAACTCCATCAGTCGGAAACCGTTTCTTTGGCTTCGACATGGACAACGAATACATTGCCGGATTTGATGACGGCGCATGGGAGAAAGCACTTTAATGGCTACCAACAATTTTAAGGCATTCGGTATTGGTGCTGGGGCTAACGTCACCAGTCAGTCAGATTATGAAGCATTGTCAGCTTTGGCTACGGGGTTTCAGTCCGGTAAGGCATCCTCGGCTCAAATTAATAAAGCATTGAGGCAATCTACAGTAATGGCTGCAATGCTTGGTCAGTTTATAAACGCTGCCAGCCTTGACGCACTTGATAACGCAAACCTTACTACACTGCTAGCAAATTTTTTGTCATCCCTTACTACAAATCTTTCATTGGGCAATGCGTCGAAACGTACAGTAGGTACAGCTGCAAACAACATCCCTGATATGAACTCTTTTGCCTCTTCTTTGGTCGCAGGTGGAGGCTATCAGAAACTTCCGGGCGGTTTAATTATCCAGTGGGGCAGTGGCACCTACACCAACCAAGCCACCACGTCAGTGACGTTACCTATTGCATTCCCTAATGCCGGGTTTATGGCTATTTCATGCAAAGGTTCATCATTGACGCTTGCTGGTGAATACGCAGTGGGTTCACAAATCACAAGCCTTTCAACCATCAATATCAGTAACACTGGTGGCACTTCAGGCAGCACTAAGGGCATTTTCTGGATCGCTTTGGGGTACTAAAATGAAATATTATTCAGCATCAAATAATGCTTTTTATGACAGCGAAATTAACACCGTACTTCCTGAGGATTCGGTTGGAATTACTGATGATGTGTGGCGAGAGATGCTTGATGGTCAGTCAACTGGTCAGGTCATTACAGCAGATAAAGATGGAATGCCGTCCCTTACTGACCGCGTGCTCACTGACGATGAATTGACAGCGCAAAACGTTGCTAAGAAGGCGGAATTAAGATTGGAAGCGGACAGCGCCATTGCCCCGCTTCAGGATGCTGCTGATCTGGACATGGCGACGGATAGTGAAACTGCTTCGCTCAAGCTGTGGAAGCAGTATCGTGTAGCTTTAAATCGAATTGATGCCAGCACAGCAGAACAGATTTCCTGGCCCACCGCTCCTTCATCATAATTACCATCCAGAAAACTCAGAGCTACCATCACACTTAATGCTGACAATGTGTACATAAAACGCATCGACAGCCTGCTCCACCGAAAGTCGTCTGGGAATGCTTTTGCTGGCGGTTAATGCGTCCAGCGAAAGCTTCTTTATCGTCCACACCTCCGCACTCTGCATCGTTCCGGATGACAAAATAGCCTGCACACCCCATAGGAATAATTCCTGCTTTTTCAT